CAAACCACTTTGCTCCCTACCCTCACCGTTTTTTTCCTCCCTTTTTAATGCCCTTAGCGAACGCATCCTTGTTCCACTTGGGACATTCCTTCCTACGCCTTTCGTGTATGCACTTGGCTCGCTCCTTGTAGATTTCCCTTACCCGCTCCGTCCGTTGGATGCGTAGGGTGAGGCCAGTCCGCTTGGTGAACTTGGAAATGCGGGCTGAAAGGGCGGCTCGGGTGTAGGGCTTGCCAGTCGATGGGTTCATAAATCGAGCGGCCAAGCTGGTTAGGCTCTCGGGTGATCGGTTGCTCATCGTGGCTAGAATCGCCTCATCCAAAGTATCGTCTCGCTTGTTCTTGAGGGTGGGGTTGTCGGTCTGGTTCGATATGGTCTCCTCTACAATCTGGGTGAGCATCTTTGCCAGTTGGTCGAGGCCGAGGGTAGGGTTCATCGCTTGCATCTGGGCAAGCCGTTCCCGCATTTGATCTTCTAGGGTGTCGATGGTCTCAGCCATATCGGGGGTATAGCTTGCCCGAATGGAATCCGCTGGGTCTTGTCCTTCGGCTTTCATTTTACTAGTGCCGCCAATCTGATGATTCCATCCGTCCAGTCCTTGCGCTTTCGTTCCTTGTACGCCTCAGCCAACGCTCCAAACCCACGATGCAATACTTTCCTCTTCACCTTCTTGGGCTTCTCTAAATACCACGGCTCCTTCATTTGATCGCATCCCGCCATTGGCTTGTGCGCTTTGGCTTCTTGATCTCACCGTTTTCGCTTAGGTAACGAGCGTGATATTGAATTGCTCCTTGGCTTTTGTTTAGCGTCTCACCAATAGTCCGGGTCGGGATGCCATTCGTGATAAGCGTCTTTACTGCGTCTCGTAATAGCTCGATCTTGTCTTGGCGTTTGGTCGTTGCCATTAGGCTTTCAAGATCATTAGCCGTGTATCGCTCGTTGATAATCGCCTTGGCCTTGGCCGCCGAGGATATGAATGGTTGGTTCATTTGTTGTTAGCTTTATGTTGCAGATTTGTTAAGGCAAGTGCCATTTTTAGGTTGTTCATCAGAACAGCTTTGATTGGGTGTTGCTGATTCTTGTCTTTGCTATTTCAATATATTCTGGATTCAATTCTATGAGTATGGCGTTGCGTCCGTTCTCGATTGCCACCTCTGCCGTTGTCCCGCTTCCTCCGAATGGGTCTAAGATTGTTCCATCTTTAGGGCATCCGGCCAATACGCAAGGCTCAATAAGCTCTTTGGGGAATGTTGCAAAGTGGGCTTCCTTGTATGGCCTAACATTTATGGACCAAAAACTCCTCTTGTTTCTTTTCCCATAAATTGTTTTAGGGCTTTGATGCGTCTCGCCGTGTTTCCCCTTTGGGTATTTAATTCTTATGCTATTCTTCATTTCGGTTGGATTGCTCTTTAATCCCTCCCTTTGCCTTTCGGCTCGCTTGATTGTTCCAGTTCCGTCTACATCCCAAACAGAATCCTCCTTTATCGCCTCGTTATCAAAGTGATAATTAGCACTTTTAGTCATAAGAAAAATGTATTCGTGAGCCTTGGTGCAACGATCAGTCACGCTCTCTGGCATTGGGTTCGGCTTATGCCATATGATGTCTTGTCGCAAAAACCATCCGTCTGCTTGCAGGGCAAAGGCCACTCGCCAAGGGATTCCAACAAGGTTCTTGTCTGGCAACCCGCTTTCTTTTGTGGGTGCAATCGCTCTCCAAGTGTCGCTCATTCCGTTCATTGGCTGGGCTGGGGTCGTTGTCTCCCCCTTCTTTGTCCATCGCTGGGCTGAGTATGTATCTCCCAAGTTAAGCCATAGAGTTCCGTCACTTCGGAGAACTCTTTTGACCTCTCGAAACACATCGACAATCTTTTGAACATAGCTTTCCGGTGTATGCTCTAGTCCTATCTGTGAATCCCCTGTTCCATAATCTCGCAATCCCCAATATGGAGGCGATGTTATACAGCAGTTTATGGATTCGCTTGGAAGTGTTTTTAATACCTCCAAGCAATCGCCTTGTTTGATTTCAAGATTCACAAATAATACTCCATTTTAGAAGAGGTTTATCCATTGGGTTGCAAAAATAAACATATCTGTGCTTGCGTGATCTGTCTATTCTTATTGCTCCCTCAAATCTTTTGGCGTGTCTGCTATGCAGTCCCGGTAGTGAAATGTCTCCGCAACTTCTTTTATCGGAAAGACCAGTATAAACCCAATTTGTTGCTTTGTAAATTACGCCCTCATGCCCCTGCTCCGTATCTGCGTAACTAACCAGAATGATTGATGGCTTTACCTTTTTTAATTGTCTTAATGCCCATCCTATAAATCTGCTTTCACTATTTTTGGGGCATTTGTCGGACATCCATAAACGATTGAGTTCATAGACCCTTTCTGAATTGCTTCTACCACAAACACCAATGCAAACATTTTGAGACGCTGGCTTTCCAAATGATATTACGCCAAGCAAAACATTATTTAGATATGCGCCAAAGGCCCAGCTAACCGAAACTGCTCTATGGGCGTAGTGGTTCTCTACTGCAACAAGGTTCGATGTGTGACTGGTTATTTGCCTAAAGAAAAGTTGGTGCGGAGAGGTCGGAATCGCACCGCCATCCTCCCCTTGGAATAGGGGAAGCTCTGCTATTGAGCTATCTCCGCATAACTTCACAAATAATACTCCGCAACGCTTTTCCCACTGTTGGTCTTGATCGTGCGCTTGTAAATGGGATGCCCCATCTTTTTCAGATCGCATATGCGGCTGGCTAGGCGAAAGCATCTGAACCATTCCAGCGCATCGAGAGCCGTGATCGCTCGCCCTCCTTTGAGGTGCGCTAGGATTCTAGCGTTCTGGTCGTGGCCGTCACTCTGCTTTGGGTGAGTGGTTCGGGCGAAGGGCAGTTCAAATTGCTCTGCGATTATCATACGAACATCCCTTTCTTGCGCTTCCTCGTTAGGCTGATCTTTCTATTGATTGGGTTTCCCTTGGATGGGGTGAAGTCGTTGCGGATTGCGTAGAGAACCGTTCCCCTATCGCATCCCCAAGCTCTAGCGAGTTCAGCCACACCAGCGCCTGCGTCGAGCTGGGTTTTCCATAAAGCCCACCTCTTCTTCACCACTTCATATGTGCGGTTGCTCCGTGTCCTGTACTTTCCAACCGTAGGCAGTAGCTCCTTTGGGATTTCTAGTGGGCTATGACCCCCTTGGATATGCTGGCTGATCGTTTTTAGGGGTATTGTAAGGCGAATGTTGTCTATTATAGTGGCTAGTTTATCAATCTGCCCTTGGCCTCCATCCTCCTTTGCCCTTGCAATCATCCCTGCGAGTTGGGTTATTTGTGCGTCTTGCCCAGCCATTCTCTCCTCAAGCATCTTGATTCTATGGATGGTGGCAGGTAGAACTAGGTGAGCTGTGAGCATTGAGTTCATGGGCAACCCGCTTTCACCCAATCTTCTCTCCGAGCAAAGCCCATCACTTTATAGGTGGGCGGTGAGTAGCAACTATTCCGGTGGTTATCATTCATTGGCTGATTCCCTTTCTTGGTTGTGGTTTGATTCCTTCGCTGACAATTTCTGGCACAGGCTCTCCAATCCTTTACAGGGGTCTTGCCCCCAATCCTCCATCCGTTGCTTTCGTAATAATCAAAAGCCGACTCCGCATCCTTTGTCCCCCATCCGATCTCCTTTGCATATGCAGACCAATCAGAGCGAGTGGGGCGCAAGCCCTCTTTCTTTGTCTCTCTCTTACTCTTATTGTTATTGTTATTGTAATTATGTCCGATGGATGGGTCATCTTGAGGCTCAAGATGATTCATCTTGGGAGCATCTTGGGAGCATCTTGAGGTCATCCTCCTGGCATAGCCGTCCGATCTATCCTTCATCTTGGCCAATCCAGTAGATACTCCTTTGTGATATATCGCACCATCTTTCAATTCATAAACCCCTGCAACCTCAAGCTCTTTGAGTAGCGGCCTTGCATCTTCTCCAATCATTCTGCTGATCTGTTCCGGGGTGGGTGGGTTTCCGTTGATGGTAAGCTTGCCCTCGGCCTCGGCTTTGTACATTAGGCATAGGAGGTGAATCCATAGCCCCTTTGCGCTAAGGCTAACTAAGGCCAACTTTTCGTTCGATAGCCAGCGGTTCGGTTCAAAGGCAAACCAGAAGTTGTCTCTCTTCATTTGCGCTTCTCCTTGTCTCGTTCCCGGTATGTCTTGGCTCGGGCTAGTAGTTCCTTCGTGACTTTGTGCGAGTAGTCGAGGTGGGTGCGAACATCCTTGAACGCTTCCCGCTGGGCTGGGGTGAGGCTTGCAAATAGTTCCTTCATTCGGCTTGCTAGGTTTTTGTGGAGGTCGCCCACTAAGGCCAATCGTTTAACGCTCATCGTTCCACCACTTTCTTATCGCATCCCACAATAG